TTTTTTATCGGATGCACAGCAAGAAATCAGCCAAGCACGATGGGGGCGACTTTTCGAGCGTGGAGTGTTGGCATTAGCTGCTCATTTGCTCCGCCTTTATCTTTGGGCGACAGAGGGTAACGGTGGAGCAAATCGCAATGTAGCGAGCGAGTCGGCAGGGGAGCTTTCTGTTGGCTACGCTACACCGACAATCACTGGTACAGATGCAGATTATCAATTAACTGCATACGGTCAAGAGTATTTGCGTTTGCGTAAACTCGTTGGGTTAGGTGTGATGGTGGCTTAATGACTGCTCAAGTTACAGGCAATCTTGCGAAATTCAAACAGCTTATTGAGCAAATAAAAGCAAGTGGCGAAAAGGCTGTGTATGTTGGCTTTCCTGCAGAGTTTAACGAGAAAGTAGAGGGTTCAGATAACTTTAATCTAGCCTCTCTAGCTGCGGTATTAGAGTTCGGGAATGAAAATATCCCGTCTCGTCCATTCCTTCGTCAAACATTGGCAGAAAATCAAGAAAAATACACAGCACTATTTGTAAAACTGTTTGAAAGCGGTGTTTCAATAGACCAAATCTATGAGCAAATCGCTTTGATTGCTCAAGGTGATGTCCAGCAGAACATCGTTAATGGTAAATGGACTGCAAACGCACCAAGCACAATTAAACGCAAGAAATCAAGCAGGCCGCTTATTGACACAGGTAAACTGCGGCAATCTGTAAGGGGTATCGTCAAATGAGCTTAATTAATCAATTTCCTCGCTTTTTAAATAGCAAGTTCAGCCAAAATGTAGTCGTAAAACATCTACAAGGCGAACATTCAGCTATTGACTATAAGGCGAAGTACATTGAAGAGAAAATCACTGCAATAGTGATGCCAACATCGCCTAACGATGTTCAATTCTTGCCAGAGGGTGAGCGGTTTCTGCCAAGCATTAAAGTCTACACAGTTAAGCCTTTAAAGATAGGTGATTTAGTAGATTATCTTGGTGAAGCTTACAAAATCAAAACAGTGGGTAATTGGAAAGACTATGGATACTACAACAATATCGGCATTCGACATAGCCAAACTGCGAAAGTGGATTCAAGAGGCTTTGAAGTTACCTAAAGAGGCTGTAATCGGTGGCTGGTTGCCAGAAAATCCCCTGTCTGCGTTTATCACGATGGATGTATTAAATACCAATGAAATCGGGCAGGCGACACGAGAATTTGACGGTACACGAGAACGCATTAGACAGTCAATGCAAAGCACGGTCAGCGTTTCTTGTTTCGGTAAAAATTCACTCGCTCAAAGCTACAAATTAAAAGCTATTTTCCAAAGTTCAGCGTTTCTTTCCTTTCTTAATTCAAACCATTGGGGTGTTATCCGTTTTTCAGATGTTCGCAACCTAACCGCTACAGTTGGGGCAGACTATGAAGAGCGTGGGCAATTTGATGTGATATTCAGTCATCATCATATTGTAGATACTCCGTTAGATCCGATTGAGAGAGTTGAGCAACGGACGAATAACAAATCACAAGATATAGGAGCATAAGCCAAATGGCATTATCAATCTCTAATATTGTAAACGTGCAATTAAACACAGTTCCGAAGTCTGCTGCTCGCAAATCTTTCGGTACAGTTGCACTTTTCACACCAGAGGCAGGCCAAGCATTTAATGATGCGACCACACGTTATGTGTATGTTGAAAGTCAAAAAGATGTTGAAGCCCTCTTTGGTACAAATTCAGAAACAGCAAAAGCGACTCAACCGTTCTTTGCTCAAAGTCCACGTGCGAAACAATTAATCATTGCACGCTGGCAAAAAGAACAAGCAACCATTGAAGCAACTAAAAATGCTTTGCGTGGTGCGACATTATCAGATGATTTAGAAACATTTAAATCAATCTCAAATGGTGGTTTCTCAATCACTGTTGGCTCTGCTGTTAAAGTAGTCGATGGATTAGACTTTTCAGAAGTTGCTGACTTTAATGCGGTGGCGACAAAAATCAAAGAGAAACTAACTACTTTAAAAGTAAACGCTGATGTTGCTTATGATGAAACTGGAAACCGCTTTATTATCTCAGCGACAGATTCAGGCGAAGTGCAGATACTTTAATTTTTTACGCTGAAAAAGGCAACGCCACAGGTGATTATATCGGTGGAATGTTAAAACTTGAAGATGGCCAAGCGACACGAGTAATTGGTAAAAATCAGGTTCAAGTTAAAGCTGAAAAAGTAGAGCAAGCATTATTCAATGTTTCAGAGGTAGAAAATAGCTGGTACGGTTTCACCTTTGCGGCTCAATTAACAGATGCGCAAATCGAGGCTGCTGCTAAATACGCTCAAGCCAATGACAAGTTATTCGGTGTTAGCGCAATTAAAACCGAGCAGATTGAATGGTCGGCATCTAACGTATTTAAAAAGTTATACGATGCTCAATTAGACCATACTTTAGCAATTTTCGATAAAAACGACTTATACCCTGCATCTTCTGCGTTGGCTCGCTTATTGTCCGTAAACTTTGCAGCTAACAACTCAACGCTTACACTTAAGTTTAAACAGCAACCAACAATCACAGCAGATGAAATCACTGCGACAGAATTCGCAAAAGCAAAACGCTTAGGTATTAACGTTTACACTTACTTTGACGATGCAGCAATGATTGCAGAGGGTACTGTAATTGGTGGTAAATTTGCCGATGAAATCGTTATCCTTGACTGGTTCAAAGATGCGGTACAGAAAGAAGTATTTGCTCGTTTATACAAATCTCCGACAAAAATCCCTTTAACCGACAAAGGTCAAGCAATTCTAATCTCTGCGGTTGAGAAAGTTTGTTTAGAGGGTATCAATAATGGTGCGTTCGCTGCTGGTAAATGGACTGGTGATAGCTTCGGTAATTTAAAAACAGATGACTACCTAGAGAAAGGTTACTACATTTGGGCCGCTCCAATGGATACACTTTCAGATAGCGATCGTGAGCAACGTAGAGCGACACCAATTCAGGTAGCTGTTAAGTTAGCTGGAGCAATCCATTCAAGCGATGTGATTGTGAACTACAACCGATAATTAATAGGGCTGGATTATCCAGCCTTTTCTTTTTAAGAGGAAATATAAATGGCAGTTTTCGATCCAAAACAAGTAGTGGTACTTCTTGACGGTAAAGAAATCTCTGATTGGGCTGACGGTTCAGATGTAATCAGTGCAGCAAATCAAGTTGATGCAGGTCAGTTAGTTATCGGTGCGAACGGTACAGGTGTTTTTATCGCTAACCCAGATAATTCAGGCAAGCTAACACTGAAAATTAAGCAACATTCTGCTGATAATGCTTACTTGTCAAAACTATTTAATCAACAAAAAAGCAGTATTAAAACATTCTTACCAATCACTTTGTCAATCCGTGACTTAATCAACGATGATGTGGTGACAGCAAGTAAAGGATATTTTACTACTCCAGCACAATACGTTCGTGGTAACGGCCACAATGCCGAGACTTGGACTATTGTTTTTGAACAAATGACAATGAACTTAGAAAAAGGCGTTGAATAATGGAACAGGTTAAGCAATTCACTATCGAAGATGTGACTTACACAATGACACCAGCAAATGCTATGGCTGCGTGGACTGCGTTAAAAAATGCGATGAAGTTACTTCAATCAGTTGATTTATCCGCTTTAGGTGATAGTAAAAAACTTGGTGCAGGCATTTTAACGACTGTATTGGCTAACTTAGGCGAACCAAGCGTGAAAGAGCTAGAGAATATCGTATTAAGCCACACAGCTTGCGAGCAAGACGGTCAAAAATACCGTTTATCAGAACGTTTTGATAGTCATTTTAATAAACACCGTTGGCATTTAATCACCGTTTTAAAAGAGGGATTAACCTATCAGTTCGCTGATTTTTTTATCGGTGGGGGTGGATTGCTAGCCAATATTCAGGGCAAACTCAAAGCGTAGAAAGACAATCAGAAAATAGAGTTGATTGGTTTGTTTTTACGCCAATAGTTAAAAAGTTCTGTACATTGCACGAATTAAGATCTGTTTATTCAATAGCAGATCTTCTTTCTTTCCACGAGGTAATAGTGGAATTAAATCAAATGGAGCAAAGCAAAGATGCTATTAGATGAGTTACTGATAAAAGTCGGTATAGAAGCCGATAGCCAAGCGATGCAAGAGTTTGAGCAATTCCTTGATACGGTTGGAAGTGGTACTGAAAGTGCGATTGAGGGGCTTGGTGAGCTATCTAAATCCATTGAAAGCACGGTTAATACTGATGCAGTTAAAGATGGTGCTAATGCGGTTGATGACCTAAAAGGCAATATTGATAATCTTTGGGCGACAAAGTTCGGCGCTGATGGACTGGCTCAGAAATTCGAGTCTCTTGGTATCGTTATTAACAAAACTACGCTTGCAGTAGTGGCACTTGGTGCGGCTTTCTACGTGGCAACGGTAGGCGTTAAAAACTTCGTAGATGGAAACCTTGATGCGTTAGACGAGATTAAACAGCTATCTAATGTAACAGGTGAGGCGGCTGATAAAATCTATCTGTTAGGCAAGGTTGCAGAAGTAAACGGTTCATCTGCTCAAGCAGCTCAATCATCAATCGAGGGATTATCTCGCACAATCGGTGAGGCGGCGGCTGGAATTGGTCGAGGTGCCAAGACTTTTGAACAGTACGGATTAAGCGCCAAGAAAGCCAATGGCGAAATAAAATCATCTAGCGAGTTATTCGGTGAAATATCCGAAAAAATGCAACAGATGAGCGACCAAGAGCAAATAGCAATGCTTGCGAAGTTGGGCATTGATGGCTCAATGATTCAAACGCTCAGATTAGGTAACGATGAATTAGCCGAACAGATTGCTCTAGCAGAAGCTTTAACGCTTGGTGTTGGTAACGCAGAAAACGCAGAGAAAGCGGCGGCATTTAAAGATGCCTTAACGCAAGTTTCTCAAGTGTTTATCGCTATCGGTGAATACGTTTCTTTGCGTATATCGCCATCAATCCAGCGATTGGCTGAACGATTTACAAAATGGTTCGCAGAGAATAATAACTTCATCAAGGCAATTCTAAATGGTTTAGGCAAAGTGTTCTCATTATTGTTTGAATTAGCTGGTGCGATAGATAACATTATCGAAAGTACGGTTGGTTGGAAAGCGGTGATTATCACGCTTGGCGGTTTGTTGCTGTGGTTTAGTCGCAGAATGTTGTTAGCCTTTGCAACAAACCCAATCACCTTAGCGATTGCGGCAATAGCTGGATTAATCCTAATCATTGATGACTTTATCACTTGGTTACAAGGCGGTGATGCTCAATTCGGTGAATTTTATCAATCTTGTGCGGACGGTTTGCAGTGGATTGAAGATAAATGGGGCGAGCTTTCTGACTGGATTAAGGAAAAATGGGGCGAGGCTATTTCTTGGGTAACAAGTAAATGGAACGCCTTTACTGCAACATTCAGTATAGACAACCTTAAAAAAGTCTTTGAAAGCGTTAAACAAACCATTATTGAGAAGTTTAAGGCGGCATTTGGTTGGGCTATCGACTTATGGAATAGTATTGTAGCGAAGATTGGCGGCGAGCCAATTAATATCCAAGCTAATGTATCTACTCAAGGTGTGCGACAAGCAGGATTAGGCGTAGCGGATTTAGCCTTAAATGCAGGCGTTTACGCAAAAGCATCTGAGGTTTCTGCTGGCGGTGTTGGTGGCGTTTCTAACGCTGACAATAGCGTGAAGAACAGCAACAACAAAATCACCATTACACAGCATATTCAAGGCGTGGATAATCCAAAAGCGGTTGCAGACCAATCAGCAAGAGCAATCAACAACCAACTTTCACCAGTTATAGGATAGTAAAGAATGTTTAATTTTGCTCAAGTATCAAGCAGAAGTATTGGGACAATAACGTTTGATGTGGTTACAACGGAAGATCACCAATCAGACCTTTCAATCACGGAAAATCCGATTGAGTCAGGTGCTGCAATAGCCGACCACGCTGTAGTTCAGCCTAAACAAGTCACGATTAATGGGATTATGGTTGACCACGACCACGGAACGTTCGGCATTAACTCACCTTACATTGGGAACATCCGTGGCGTTGTTGATTTTCTCAATAACTTTCCATTTCCCGTTCCCGTAATTACGCAAACATCTCAAACAATCGCAAGGGCAGGGCGAGTAATTAGCCAAGCGGCAGGTGTTTACAGTCAAGTAAAAGGCGTAGTAAATCAGGTGCGAGCAATTGCACCTTTTTTGCCAGACTTCGGGCTTGGTGGCTTGTTAGATAGCGGAGTAGGCGACAGCCGAGTGCAGAAATGTTATGCGGATTTAATCGCCTGCCAAAAATCAGGTGAAACAATCGAGATACAAACAGGAATTCATCTATACAAAGATATGATGATTCAGTCAATCTCGGTTAATCAATCACAAGATGGCAGCGCAACCTTTACGATAACAGCAAGAGAAATCTTTATTGTAAATACTCAAACCACACAAAGCTCACAATCTAGCGGCAGTTCAAACGGTAAAGGTGGAAATAAAACATCAACCATCGGCAAAATAAAAAGCGGTCGTGCTGCAGTGCAATCCGCATCGAAAACACAGCAAGGCACAACAAGACCAGCTAACGCAGAGCCAAGAAAAACCTCCGCACTAAAAAATATCTTCTCATAGGTGGCTAAGATGCAAAGAATACCAGTTACACAGTCGCCATACCAAGAACAGACCTTTGAATTTAATGGTCGAAAAATCCGCTTAACACTGAGATTTAATAGCGTGGGTAATTTCTGGGTGATGGATATTTACGAGCCAGTCACCCAGCGACAAATCTGCCAAGGTCAGGCGTTGGCTTGCGGAGTACCTATTCTGTTGCGTTCTGTTCAACCTTACTTCTTCTATATGGAAGATGAGAGTAGTGCAGATTTGGATGTGATGACAGCAGATGACCTTGGCACTAGATGCTTTCTGTATATCGGGGCTAAATAATGAAACAGTTCGGAAGACAATGGAAATTAGATATTAGCAACGAACAAGAAACGCTAAGTATCACACAGTTAAGAGTGTCATTTGAGATTGATAAAACAATCAACGAAAAGCCTAATCCAGCAAAAATCCAAGTTTGGAACTTAAACCGAGACCATATCAACCAATTATTAAGCCAAGATTACAAGAAAGCAGCCTTATCAGTAGGTTACAACGAACTAAGACAGATTTATTCAGGTGACATTACAAAAGTTAGAATTCAGCGAGACGGATTAGACTTTGTTTTGACACTTGAATGCTCTGATGGTCATGTGGCTTACACGCAGTCAAGAGCTAAAACAACGCTCAAAGCAGGAGCAACCGATAAGCAAATAGTCGAAGAAATACAAAAGACAATGCCTAAAGTGCAAGCTGGAGCGATGGATATACCTAACCAGCGTAAATTGCCACGAGGTAGAGTGTTAAATGGCAATAGTCGAGATATTTTAACCAAAGTGGCAAGAAACAACGGTGCAGATTGGTCAATTCAGGACGGTTCTTTAATCTTTCTGCCAAAAGACAAGGTATTAAACGATGAGGCTGTTTTAATCTCACAGGATACTGGAATGATTAACGCACCAGAGCAAACCGATGACGGATTAGAAATAACCTGTCTATTAAATCCAGCCTTGCAGATTGGCGGATTAGTGAAAGTCGAATCAATCATCGAATACTTTAACGGTGAGTACAAAGTAATAAAACTTGCTCACTCAGGCGATGGATTAGGTGGCGATTGGCAAAGCAAAATGACAGTAGTCGGTGGTAAATTCCAAAAGGTTGAGAGTGAGAATAGCAATTCGAAATCCGACACGAAAAGCAAGGATAAGAAAAAATGAACTATCAACAATCACTAGCCACACCAGAAACCGCAACAGACCAACAAATCCAACAAAATCAGTTAAATCTACACACTGCACTACCTGCTAAGGTTGTAAGCTTTAATTCAAGCAAACAAACGGTAACGCTTGCAGTACAAGTAAAAATGCAACTAGCAGACGGGAATGGTGCGGATATTCCGCCACTTGTAGATGTTCCTGTTAGCTTTCCTAGGGGTGGCGGATTTGCTGTTACGTTTCCATTGAAAGCAGGCGATGAGGGGATAGCAATATTTTCAGAACGCTGCATAGATGGTTGGTGGCAGAATGGGAGTTCATCAACGCCTTTAGATTTCAGGTTGCATGATTTATCCGATGCTATGTTTATCCCGGGCATCTGCTCTGTTCCAAAAGCTATTAAAGGCTTTTTTAATGATGGGCTTTCAATGCAAACGCTAGATGGCGGCACGTATATTCGGATAAAGAATGGCACAATCCAAATAAAGGGAAACATTGAGCATCAAGGCGATGTAAACCATAAAGGCAACACCACGCAAACAGGCTCGCATAGTTCTACTGGATTAATCTCAAGTAAAACAGATGTTTCTGCTGGTGGAATTTCAGGTAAAACACATAAACACGCAGGCGATAGTGGTGGTAAAACAGGAGTTCCAGAATGACGGTAAAAGTTAGACGATTGGATAAAAATCATGACTGGACTTTCGGGCAAGGTTTCGCAAATTACGCTATTGAGTCTGAGGCGATTGCTCAAAACGTTCAAACTAGACTTTGGTCATTTACGAATGACTGGTTTTTAGATTTGGAACATGGCTTACCATGGTTAGAACAAATGGGGCGAAATGTGGATTTAGGTGATTGGGAGATCAGGATTAAAAAGCACGTTCTACAAACTGACGGAGTTTCCAAGATTACCAGTTATGAGTCAAATTTAGATCCAAATACACGCAAATTAGTAATTGATATTACTTACCAAGACATCTATGGAGCGGAAAACTCCGCTAGTTATCGTTCATAAGGGGCATTATGGCAACACTAACAGAAACAGGCATCCAGATTGAACGCTTAAACGACATTGTGAAGCGTTTTGAAGATGGTTTTAAGCAAATCTACGGTCAGAATATTGACCTATCGCCAAACACGCCAGACGGTCAAATGGTGGGGATTTTAGCTCAGATTAAAATGGATATTGAGGAGCTTGCCGAGAATGTTTACCGACAATTAGACCCAGATGTAGCAACTGGAGCATGGCTTGAGCAAAGAGTTGCTTATGCTGGCTTAATGCGAAGAGGGGCAAGTTACAGTTATTTACGCTCTGTAATTCTAACTGGTGAGCCTAATACTCAGCTTTATGCTGGGATTGTTGTATCAGACCAAAATAAGGTTCGCTGGGTGCTTACCTCAGACATTCAATTAGATAGCAATGGTTCAGGTAGAGCAGATTTTAGAAGTGAGCAGTTAGGTAGTTTCAACCTTGCCAAAAACACAACATTAACCATTGAGACGGTGACACTTGGATTAACTAATGCTGTCACTTTTGAAAATGCAGAAGCTGGTGTGGAAGAAGAAACCGACACGCAATTACGTGAACGTTTTTTGTTCAGTCGAACAAAGAACGCACAGAATTCAGCGGAAGCAATCACTGCGAAAATAGCAGCATTGCCAGATGTAAAACAGGTTAGAGTACTTGAAAATAACACCGCTCAACGTGATGCATTAGGTGTAGAACCTCACTCAATTGATGTGATTGTTTACGGCGGCAATGATGAAGAAATCGCCAATGTAATCTATCAAAATAAAGGGGCTGGCGTAGGGTTACAGGGTAACACGCTAACAAACCTTAAGAAAGACGGTGAAACTAGACCGATCAGATTTGATAAAGTCTCACTGGTTGACATTCAAGTATCAATGCGATGCGTTCGCTATGAAGATTTTACTGAAATTGACAAAGATCAAATTAAAAAACTCTTAGCTAATCAGGTTTTCAAGATTGGTCAAGCGGTGTCTTTATCTCGCCTATACTCACCAATTAACCAAGTTGGCGGCTTCTGGGTTAAAGAATTAAAAATAGCACGGAAAGGACAGCAATTAAAAGCTGAGAATGTGGCATTACAACCAAGAGACTTGGCAAGAATAATGGAAAGCGACATCGCAATCGAGGTGGAATAATGGCTTATTCAGATTTGCTTATATGGCAGTATCAAGGCAAGCCGAAAGCTCTCGCAACAATCAAGATAATTGAAGATGAATTTGCTCAAAGTTTCATTGATTTATATCGAATTCAAGATGTTTTAAGCATTGAAACAGCAACTGGCGACCAATTGGATTTAGTCGGGAAGCACGTTGGTCAGTCAAGAATTGTTAATGGCTATACTTTGAGACAATTTTTCGGATTCAAAAATGCGAAAAATGCACTTGGATTTAGTAAAGAGCTTGATGGTGGTGGTCAATGGTATAGATTAAGAGACCCGTTAGCTGATTCTGTTCGGTTATCTGATGATGATTATCGGTTCTTAATTAAGTGTAGAGTGATTAAAAATTACCAGCTCGGCACAGTTCCGAACATCATTGAGGCTTGTCAGTTTGTGTTCGGTGATGGCTGCAAGGTAACGGATAACTTAAATATGACCGTTACTGTTAAAGTGCCTAAAAAGAAACTCACTCAATTCTCAAAGTTTGCTGTTCAGCATTTAGATATTATTCCAAGACAAGCAGGCACTAAAATTATTTTTGAAATCAAATAGAGGATTCTATGGCGATATATAACAAACCTGATGAAAACGTATTCGCATCGAGTGCTAGACAGGGTGAAGTGAGTAACTTTCCCGATATAGGTCGAGGCTGGGGCGTTTCATTCGACCAGACTGGCGGCATTCCTCCTATGGAGTGGTTTAACTTCCTTTTTAAACGAACAGATGAGAAGTTTGGTTATTTATTCCAACGAGGATTATCGGAATGGTCGGCAACGCAAACCTATCCAGAGGGTGCGTTGGTCCAATATAAAAATCTAACGTATAAAGCAAAAAGAGCTAACACAAATAAAAAACCTGATGAAGCTCAATCTTCTGACTGGCAGCGCTGGGGATTTACTCAGTCAGAGCTTGGCGTCGCAACGCTAACAGGGAGTGGCGTTACTCAACTATTAACCTCTATAGATAGCAATGATGAAACCAAGTCCGCAACACCTAAATCCGTAAAGACTGCTTACGATAAAGGCGTAGAGGCTAAAACTGCGGCAGATGAAGCTCAACGCACAGCAGATGATGGCGTATCGAAAGCTAATAACGCACAGCGTTCTGCCGATAACGCAAACACTAATGCAAACGGTCGAGTGTCTAAGCGTGGCGATACGATTGACGGTGATTTAAGGCTCAACGGTCAGAATGGCAACTGGAGTAAACTTCAATTTGGCACGCAAAGAGGTGTTTGGGAATTAGAGGTTCACCCTGAGTCTCACAATACAACAAATCGCCGCTTTAATATGAAATATAACGGTGATTCGACAGTTTTCTTGGCTTTCCCTACTATTGGCGATAATGGCGACACGGTAGCATATAGAAGTTGGGTTGAAGATAGACAAACGCCATGGGGTAAAATATCAGATAAGCCTGCATATGCAACAAGATGGCCGAACGCTGTGGAGCAAGGGTATTCACACTCTTTAAATTCTACTGGCTGGACAAAGCTCCCGAATGGTTTAATTATTCAATGGGGTAAAACGCCAGTGGTTCACGATGAAAGAAGCACGGATATTGTTTTCCCAATCGCATTTCCAAATAAAGTTTTAAGTATTCAGTTGACCGAGAATCAAATGCGCACCACTGAGAATAATGCTACACATTTAGCGGCACTCAACGTGAGTAAAACAAAATTCACATTCAAAATTAATTCAACTTCACCTATTGATTCTTCAGCAGATTGGTTTGCTATTGGATATTAACGAGGGTTTAAAATGTATTTTTACGACAAAGAAACAAACGGATTTTATATTGACGGGTTTCACGAGATTCCAAGAGGTGCAATAGAAATCACGGATGAAACATATCGCATCTTATTAGATGGGCAAGCGCAAGGCAAGCAAATTATCGCTGATAATACAGGGCGACCTGTATTAATTGAACCACAGCCAAGCAAGGCTCATGTATTAAATCTTGATGCCTTACAATGGGAAATTTCAACAGAAAAACAAGCAGAACTTTCACTGATAAAAAAATCATCTACTCGACAAATTATCGAATAAAGCAGACGAAATCAAATCTAATTTACTTGTTGGTTATCCTCAAACAGAGATTGAGAGCTTTTACCGCCAAGAGAAAGAAGCGTTAGCGTGGCAAGCTGACAATAAAGTCGATACACCAATGCTAAAACAGATCGCAAGAGTGCGTGGCGTTCCTTTTGAGGTGTTAGTCGGGAAAGTTATCGAGAAAGCATCACAGTTTGCTGTCGCTATTGGTGTGATTATTGGGCAACGCCAAGCGTTTGAAGATAGATTGCTGGCTTTATCATCCCAAAAAGAATTAGATGCACTTGAAAAGGAAATCGAAGAATGGAAATTCCAAGCAAATTAAAGCTCTACGCTTATCACAATCTAATCGCTCTAGACCAGTTGTTTAACGCCTTAACTGGTGGAGCAGCAGATGAAACATTATCAAGTCGCACCTATCGTGGTGCGATTTTAGTTTCTAAGCCAAAGAAACGATGGGTGATTATTCATAAAGTGATTAACTTTCTATTCTTTGACAAAAACCACTGTAAGGACTCATACGAAAGCGAGCTAAAAGGCAGACAGCACGATAAACGATTCAGTCAAATGCGCAAGGGGGCTTAAATGTCAGACACCGACATTGTTCTTTATCGTGGCGATGATGAAGAGCGAAAAGTGCGGATATATGAGAGACAGCAGAATGATGAACTTAAACCATACGACCTAACTAATATTAAGCGGTTAGATTTATGGGCGAAAGTCAGAAGTCACACTGTAATTTCTCTATCTAGCACAGATGAAACTATCAAGGTCGTAGATGCAGAGAATGGCGTTATTTTGCTTAAATTTCATCACGATCTAACTAAATACGCCATTTGGTCAGAAGCTAACTACGATTTACAAACAATATCTAATACGGGGGCGGTAAAAACGGTGATTAGAAACGCACTTTTTAAACTAGAGGGCGATGTCACACCGCAACCGAATGAAGATGACATGTAAAGATGAATTAGTAGCAATTATTGAACCGCCTCAAGAAATTAAGGCGGTAATTGAAAAGGTCGAGATTGTTAAACTTGATGACGGACAGTGCGACCAAAAAATCCCAACTCTCGAAGAATTAAAAACTTTTTACAATATAGGAGCTTTATAAGATGGCAACACAAGAATTTCACCAAACACTCACAGAATTTGCTGAATTTGTGGGGATGAAAGATAAGGAAATTACTAAACTTATCGGCAACCTAACAACTTTAAGCACGACAGAAAAAACAAATCTTGTTGGTGCGATTAACGAATTATATCAATCTGTCAGAAGCTTATCTGGTAACGCAGCAGGCATTAATGACAGTGCGACAAATGAAACTTCAACTTTATCCGCTAAGAAAATCCTCGAGCTTGTAAGTCAAGCAAAAACCGATGCGAAAAGCGAAATCTTAGGCGGTAACGTAGCAGCTGAATTAGACACAATCAAAGAGCTTGCTGATGCGTTAAACGGTATGAAAACTGGCGAAGATGGCTTGAATAAACTAATTCAAAAAATCTCACAAGCTAATGAAGCATTAACAACTCTTAATCAGAAATTCACTGCTCTTGATAGCGTGAATTTAAAAGATGCTTACAACAGAGGTTACAATAAATAATGACATTACAAGCGAATATATCAGAATTCGCTGAATTCATGGGAACTGAAATTAAGCGAATTGAGAAGAAAATTCCAGAAGGTGGCCGCAGCAGTCAATCTAGTGATTCAATGATAATTACTGGAAATGGTAGGCCAGATAAACCTGACACAACAGGCGACGTATTAAATGGCGTTGCAAATAAGATTAAAGGTAACGAGCCGAACGGAACTATTTATAATTCATTAAATGGCAGTGGAGTTGGAGCGTACCTATGGCAGAAACAAAAAGGAAGCTGGATTGTTATATCTGGCGATACTGGCTCAAGAGATATGGGAAAATCTTCCGTAAATGTTAAAGAGGGTCGTATTTATTTAAGACGAGTAGGCAATATGGTTGAATGTTCTTTCACTAGCGGTAGGTGGGGGACAATCTCATTTTATGGAAGCTCTAATGCTAAATTCACAAGGAAGAACCACGCTAAGCGAATGGATATTTTACCTCGTGAAAAAATACCGCTTGGATTTAGAGCTACTGTACCTGTTATGCTACCGTTCTATAATGATGAGGGTGAAAACGTTGCATTAGTTTATGTTGCTCACACATTAGATAACAATTATATCGAGTTAAGATTTAATGGTAATGTATCAACATCGGATATGGATTATATGCGCATGCCTGTAATCACTTGGATAACTAACGATCCATTCCCAGAAGTTTTGCCTTAATCTAGAAGTTCAGCAACTTCTTCCATATTCGGGGCGTAATAGACATTTTGAAGAATTCTGATGTCTTTATGCCCCGATATTTTCGCCAAAGTCATCACGTCAACCTTTTTAGCCAATCTTGTTAAAGCTTCTCGTCTCGTATCGTGAAAGTGTAAATATTCTCGGTTAGCCGTCTTTTTAAGCTTTCTGAATGTTGCATCTAGAATATTTGACTTCACCTGAAAACAAGTATCGCCTTGCTCAATCTCGTCTCTTAACTTTTCCAGTATTCTCACCGCATTTTTTGAAAGTGGAACAGTGCGAGAGGTGCCATTTTTCGTCATTGGCAGATAGGCGGTTCTTTTCTCCAAATTAACGTTATCCCAAGTTAATCCGCATATCTCACCGGCTCGCATGGCCGTTTCAATCGCAAATAATAAAGCAGCTCCAGTTCTTGCCTTGGCTGTTTTTAAACTCTCGTTATATCCACTAATATTAACTATCTCGTCAATATCTTCTTGAGTAAATCTTTGCGTTCTTGGTTTGCTTGCTTGTGGTTGTTGCAAACCAACCATAGGGGAGGATTGAATATATCCCCAACGCTCCAGTGCAACTTTGAATATATGCCCGATAGTGGATAGTTCTCTGCGAACACTTTCACCCTTGACGGTTCCTAATCGCTCTTTAATCCATAGCTCTAAATCTTGGCGAGTTATATCAGATATATATTTATCAGTGATAGGGTGGCGCAAAAAACGAGTCAATCGGTTGAATTCGTGCTTCTCACCTCGTTTTGTAGGTGTGATTTCATTTAGATACCGCTTAATTACATCAGAGAATAAAGTTTCCGGCTGTAATCCTTTAGCTTGTAACTCTATTTTCTTTTCTTCCTCAGCTCCCCACAAAATAGCCTCCGCCTTTGTGGAGCAAGTTTTAGATTTTCTTATACCGTCTCGATAAATTTCTACACGCCATTTTTCACCACGTTTTCTAACCGTTGCCATTTTCCACACCTTTCAAGAATATAAACCACCATAAATTAAACCGCTTGGCGTAATTTTGGCGTAATTGGTGCATAAAAATATATAAAAATACATAAAAAATGGCAATACTGGATAAAATTAAAATAGTAGAGAAGTGATGTTTAAGTATCGTAAAGTGTTGATTTCATTAATGGAAAAGTAGAAAAGAAAAATCCCCGTTCAATGAACGAGGATTATAATGTGGTGCCTAGGGTCAGTTTCTTTCCATATTGTTTTTAAAAGAAAAATTCTGATTTTGGCGTAATTTTGGCGTAGTTGCTCTAAAAAGGATTGATAAAAATATCCTTGTTTTAAGCATTATACCACATAAGAGAGAAGTGCCAATGGTGGGAAATTTGAAAGGCTATTTGATGCGTTTGGCGTTAATCCTGCACCAACGGATAACTTCGCCAGCTATCCATCTTGCGTGTGATTTTTCGCTTAATCTTACGCCTTTTGGGAATGTTGGGTCTTTAACGATTACGTTCGCAGTCCGTTGATATTTGCAACCAACTAATGCGGCCACATAATCCAAAGGGATTAAGTTTTGACTTTTCTCTGTGAAAGCCGATACAGCCATAACCTTAATAGCCTCTGACATTTCTTTCTCTGCTTTTTCTGATAGAGTTATTTTATCCATAAAAGCTCCAATAAACTGCTATTTATTTGATTTAAATCTAGCGGCTTGTATCTCATTCACAGCCTTGTAAATTCTGTATCTTTGTGAGACTGGAATTTTTAATTCACCAGGGTACATTTTAAAATACAAGTATCCATTTCCGATCCAAAATCTAGCTTTATTGTTTTTGTTATCTACGCTGAACCTATCTACAAACCAATCGAAAGGATTGTTCTCTAGACTGTCTATTAATTCTTTCCACGGACTTACAGGTTCCCGTTTTAGTAATCTACAAATAAAAAGAGGCGTCTTGTTCATTTTTTACTCCAATAAAAAACCGCCCATAAGAGCGGTTATAACGATTTATTTTAGTTAGCCGATAAACGATATAGCAAATGTTCAAAATCGGCTCTATGGGCTTGTTTAAGTGGTTCTATGAGCTTTCTAGCTAATGGCAAAGATTTATCATAGAAACGCTTATATTCTGTGTGATGTCCGTAAACTGTCGGACTATATGACGAACCAATTACTTCTAACGGTTTAACCAGTTTTCCAAGTAACCAATTCATCTGACCGTGCGAGAATAACAATAGAGTAAGATTTGAGATTTCTTCTTTTGTTAAATCGAAAGTAAATCTTTCTTCTGCTGGTGGAAGTGCAATAGGATGTAAGTTCATGATGAACGCCATCGCATTTCCGAATTGACTTTGTGGAATTTGGTCGTATTTCGCAACCCTGAAAGCAGATTTTAACTGGCGGTAAATTTCTTGCCAGTGTAAACCTGTTCTGTGGTGTGCTTGTTGTACCGCAGATTGGATTGCCTGTTGTTGCTCTGGTGTAATTGTATTTGGTAAAAGTGCGGTCGAATTTTTGTGTAAATTTAAGAACGCACGTAATACAACTAAATGGAATTTAGGACTAATCCACATCGCATAGGCAAGCATTAATTCTTCGCAAGCGTAAGTGCTTGGATTTTTACCGCCACGAACCGTTTTTACTACCGAAGTAGGAATTCCTACTTTGCTCTCAATCTCTATTTCAGAGATTAATTCTTTGGTTTGTTGGTTTGATAAAAATAAGACAGGTTTATGCTTTTGCTCACCGCCACTTGCTCTATGTAGATCCGTTAGTGAATAAAGATTGTCTAATTGGCGAATTGAATTGTTTAGAATTGTTAGATTTGACATTTTTATGCCCCTAGTTGTTAGTTTATATTGCGAACAACCTTAGTAGGGTTGTTCGGGCTTCAACTACTGCAACTAGACAGCGGAGCTTATTTCCTTGCGGTGTTTTATTAGGCTCTCTCGACCCGAACATTGAAAAATGACCAGATTTGGTCATTTAAATTATAGGCATAAAAAAACCGCTATGCTTTCGGGTGCGGATTGCCGCTAGTTGTTTGTAGTACGGTAATCCTATTCCCGATTGAGTGGGTTGTCAATATCTATATTAGGCAAAATAGAAAAAAGCACTCTTTTTTCTGTGTAGTCAACTTGTTCAAATTCATGGGGTTCATTAATATTATGTATTTCTGTAACCCATTCTTCTTTCCCCTCTGATACGATTTGCTTTTCCAGTGTAATTTTTTCTATAAATTTCTTTCCTTTTAATTCCTCCAGATTATCTAAACTCCATAATATGGAACGTTCAGTATATATTAGATTTTCACAAAAGGACTTAGGATCGAAATCAAGTTTTTCTACGTCAGAAAAACAATCGATGAAATTTCTTGCATATTTACCTTTAGTATTTAACCCTAATGCTTTCTTTTCTTCTAAAGAAAGAATATCTTTACTATGTTTAAAATTATCACTAACTAACTCACTAGCAAGAAATGATATTTTCTCTTTTTTTATAAAATCATAGCTAGATAAAGCATTTTCTATTCTTAACTTTAATCGCTCTTCAAATTTAATAGCTTCTTTAGGAGCAGAGGGGATAGCTATTTGATCTTTAACGACTTCAATTTCTTCTTTTCGTGTAATTTCATCATTATCATTTTGGAAAAATAAGAAAATAACTTTTTAAACATACAGACACCTCAATTCAGATACAAAAAAACCACTTAATTGTGGCCACCGACTTTCTATTGAAAGTAAAGTTATCTTAATCTGAAATTAAGAGGTGTCAATGTAAATCAATCCTTTTCAGTATCTTATCCAATCACCCAGCAAAACGCTTTCCACGCAACGCCAAAGAATAAGCCAGCAGTTGCACCAACTAAAACAATGCCGACTAACCAAGAGATAAATAGCGAGAGCCATATAATAAAGTCTTTCATACTTACTCCATCATACTCTTCATAAAATCAAGCCATTTTTGAGCATCTTCTTTTGTGCGAAAACATTGACCATTTTGAGAAAAAGATCTATATGTTGAACTGCTTTCAGAATACCAATAATCGCAATATATTTCACCCCAATAAATATAATAGAATTGCTCACCATCCTTAGGCTTAAACGGCTTAGGTAAATCTTCAATGCTAATCTTTGGTTCTTCATGCATGCCTACAATATCTTTTCCACACCATCCAGATGTAAATCTACCGTTATCCATCCACGCTGCACATGGGTTATCAACCGTGCCGTCTGTATTAAATGTCATTCCTACTACTGGGTAGGTTACTTTTACTCCGTTTTTGCACGTGTAAATGTCTGGTACTCTGTGGTAAATAATTGCTTTTCTTCCGTCGCGCAAGATAACTGGCTCACCATTTAAAGCTGCCTCCAAGTTAAATTTTTTCATTTTCTTTCTCCATTAAAATATTTTCTTGGCGACCTAGTATTTTTGTAACTAATCGCACCAAATGAAATCTAAACTTACTATCTGTTTGGTAAATTCTTGTAAGTCCGTAATTTGTTTTATATGTAACGGCATATTTCTTTTTTAGCTCAAAGCTAACCATGTGTATTCCCTCTAAAACAAAAGGCGCTCACTTGGAACGCCTATTGGATTTGTTAAATATTGATTTACTGCTTGAGATTTACCACTGGCAAAATATTAACCAGCGGTCGCTGTAAACTAGCTTGGCGCTGATTATGGATGTTATCTTCAGCCCATTGCAGAAAATCTTTTACATCAGCTTTTTTTCTTCCGTCGAGCGATATATAGCACTTAGATAGTCTAATTAACTCACTTCTAGTTCCACTATTAAGTAAAACCCAATACTTTTTAACATTTTCAATAGATTCAGAGGCATGTTCATCGGTTGTTGGCATTAGGTTGTATTTAAAAGAATCTTCAAATAGCTCTTTAAACAGCGAATAAGGAATGCTCACATTAATTTCATTCATTTTTGCCCCTTGTTCTTATCTGTGTAATTAATCAATTCACGGATTTTCTCACGCACAAGCTCAAGAGCCTTTTCTAAACTCCGTTCTTTTTCGTGTAACTCCGCTAATTCGTGTTCTGCTTGTTGTTTGTTCATTATTTATCACCTTTCACATATTTACCACGCAACTTTATAACTACGCCATTAATCACCAAGTTATAACTAACCATTTCTTTCCCCTAAAAGAAAACCGCCTTATTTGGCGGTCTCAATCATTTTTAAAATACGCTCTGGCGTTTCCTTTACTACCACATTATGGTCGTCCGAAAACTCAACAATAGAGTTACCACCATTACATTCAGGTATCACGGTTCTAATTAAATCTACATTTACAATTAAATCACCGTCACCAGCTCTAAAATTTGTCAATTTAATAAATTTACTCATAATTCACCCCCTAGAACGGAATCCCATCGTCAAAGCTATCATCTTGTTCTGCCATTGCACTTAATGGCTCTGGTTTAGCTTTACTTGTTTTCGCTTGTTTCGGTTCGTCTTGACGACCGCCTAACATCTGTAAGTTATCGCCTTGAATTTCGGTGGTGTAACGGTCTTGTCCGTTGCTATCTTGCCATTTACGGGTTTTTAATCGCCCCTCAATATAGACTTGAGAGCCTTTGTGTAGATATTGACCTGCGATTTCAGCTAATCTGCGGTAGAGTACAATTCTATGCCACTCGGTTTGCTCTTTGCGTTCGCCCGTGTTTTTATCCGTCCAGCTTTCACTTGTCGCCACTGTAATGTTTGCTACTTGTTCACCATTTGGCATTGTGCGGATTTCTGGGTCGCTTCCTAAATTCCCCACAATGATTACTTTATTAATCCCAGCCATTAACTCATCTCCTGTATAAGCTGTTGATAGTATTCTTGAGCAGCATTAACTCGCTCTTTGATTTCTTCGATGATTTTGACATCACGCTTAACCGTAACGGTTGTAATGCGTTTTGATTGTGGAATTTGCTCCACTAAATCAATATACCGTGTCGGGTCGTCATAGCTTGATAACTGTTCGTATGGAGTAGGCAAGAGTACAAAGTCAATTTGAGCTTCTTCGCAATCCCATAGCCACATATAGCCTTGCATTTGGATTGTGTAACCTGCTTTCTTAGCTTTTTCTTCTGCCTCATCAGTGAAGAAAGGGTGTGAACCAATATCCCACGAGCATTTTGTATCAATGATTAACTTTCTGCTCGGAACGTAAATATCACATTCACCAGTAATCCAATCATTTTCTCGTCTTTCTTCGTTTTTCTTTAACGCCAATCCACGCTTGCGGCCACTTAATTTAATAGCCTGCTCTTCAAGTGCAATGCCTTTTTCGGTGTATTTGTTACCCTCAAAATCTTGATAGCCAAATAGGTCATATTTAACTATCTTTCTCACCGCACTTTTAGCGGTAGCAGATATACCACTACCGCTTTTCGGCTTAACCATTAAATCAGCAAGCCCAGAGCATCTAGCTTTCAGCTTGTACATTTCCATTTTCAATCGCCTCTAATTCCGCAATCTGTTCTTGGCTAAACTCATAAGCCCCACTATCGCAAAGGTCTTGTAGAGTAGTCTCACCGTTGATAATGCTTTGCTTACAGTTGTTAAACGTTTCATCATCTACAACCGCTACAAATTCAGCATTCTGAATGTTGTCGGTATAATTGAACTCTTGATTTTCTACATCTTTAACCACTGCTTGGTCGGCTAACACCGCTTGTTGCATTTCAACCGATAATGGAGCTTGTTTTGATAGCAATAACTTCATCACAGTTTTTAATGCCATTGCCTCGAAATTATCGTGCCATACGCCAAAGCCTTTTTTAAAGGTCTGACTGTAACGTTGAGCGTGTTTAACGATGTCATCGTGGCTCATATAGAGTTCGGCCGAGAAATCATTCACTAGCTTGAAATAAGCGTAATACCCGATTGGATTTTCATCTTTCTCAGGCTCTTGCTCCCAATCAAACTCAAAGCCATTAATGAAGTCTTTTTTGAGCAGTTGATTTTTATATACTGGCAAGGCTACCAATCGTTTAAACTGGCCAGAGCGTTGAGCGAGTTGAATAAAGCCCTTGTAACCAATCTGAAATTGAGCCTCTACTTTACGCTCTTTGTTATTCTTAAAAGGCACGATATAGGCAAAGCCTAAGCCATTTTGAAGTGGTAGATTAAGTGTTGCAGCCATGCAAGCCGCATTAAAAATACTTGTCGGATCGGCTGTTCTTAGCATTGTGTTACTGTTAGCAATCTGCATCACACTTGTCGCAAAGGTTGCTGAATTCTTTCCGACTAGCTGTTCAATTTTCGTTTTGATAATCGGATTATTAAAAAGCTCCCGAAGTGTTTTAGGCTTAACGGGAGCTTGTACTTGTTGATTTTGATTTGTCATTTTGTTTCACCTTTATTGGTTAATCGTTGAGGATAAACCCTTTCCGATAATCCTCTTCTAATTGCTCTAATCTATCTTCCGCCATAGCGGTTAAGACTTTAATTCGCATCTCTTCAAAATCATTGCCAAGTGCGACCGCTTTCAGAAATTCGTCATCATCAAACATTTTTTCACTAAACGCACAGATAGCATCATCATCACCGTTAGCAATATCTTCTTTGATTGCTTCTATTTCCATTTCTACCGCCCGATTGTAGTCATCTTCTTTGCTGCACTGTCTGTCGTAATTATTGAACGTTTTGCGTTCCCATTGTGCTTGTAGGCTTTCCATCATATAACCCTTTTAAACCGTCAAAATAACTCTTAATGTCATCGTAACTAAACAATCGAACCCACCGACCGTCAATTAATACCTTGCCAATGCTCGGCTTAATCTGTCCATCGCAAATAGCTCTATCGATTGTTGTTGCTTGGATTCCAAACAATCTTCTAATGTCAGATAATCTAAATTTCGTTTGGCGTTGCTCTTTTGGTTGCTCGTTACGTTTCTTGTTATATTCATCAAACCGTGTTAAATAACGCTGTTTAGCGTTATATTCGCGCTTTTTCACATTTGGATTTGTTGCTAGTCCACTTCTCGGTTTTAATCGCTTAGCGAGCTTTTTATCAAGAAATTTAGCTATATTAGCCTTTGTCTCTTTACGCTCTTTTAACCGCACTTCAGCAAGCTCTATTGACTGGTAATTTGATGACCGCCACCAAACTTTGCTGCCAACTCGCTCAACAACATACCAACCACCTTTTGTGTAAGGCTCAATCTTAATTTCTGTTTTCGCCTTTCTCATAATCTAATTCCTTTTGTTTGATGCCTGTGTATGCCATAGCCTCTTGTTTAGCTGGCTCTGTAAGATTTGGTTGATATTGTCCGCGTTCAGCAATCCACTGTATGCGTGCTTGTTCACGCTCTAATGCCGTCGGCTCGCTTGCCTCTGCTGCTAGAGCAGTTAGCATTGTCATAGCAACTAGGCAGATTGATAACACTGTCGCAATTACATAAGCAGTTGTTTTAAGAAAATTGATTAACTTGTTCATAGTTTCACCTCGTAGTTAAGAAAGGTTAGTTAAAAAAATCCCTCTAGTGCCAAAGTGTGAAAGCAACTAGAGGGCTTAACTAACTAAAGGAGATATTAATTATTATGACTAATGCTGTTTCCAGCTAAATCCGCTCTCGTTCAATCATTTATTCAAGAAGATTGAGCTTTAATTCGCTATTTGAAAGCGGATTAAGATGGAGGCTCTTTCAGGATTTGAACCCTGTGTCATTTTCCAAGTTAGCATTAACTAATTCTATATTAGTGTTTTTAACGGTGTCGGTTTCCACAACCAACTCAACAAAGAGCCATTTCAAAGCACACTTCTCTCTATCATTCTCAGAGGTTTCACAAGCCTCTGTGTCTCTGTACTTCAAATGTGCTTTAAAGTGGTGCCGCGGGAGAGATTTGAACTCAACTATCCTCCGGTTATGAGCCGGTCGCTTTTACCTATTAAGCTACCGCGGCAGTTTACCGTCTCTCCGGTATGTCACGCCTTTAGCTAACGTTTGCTGTCTGTCTCTTTCCCATTTTTAACCAACTTGAAAACAGACCAAAAGGTGTGGTTCGGTTTACCTGTCTGTTTCCACTTTCGGCAACTGCACCGTTTTTCACTGGCTTCCACTTAGACAGATATTCAAAACACAGTGTTGCTAAGTAGGTTAGGGCTTTCAATCTAACGACCGCCTAGCACCGTTATGCACTGTGATTCTGTAAGATAAATTGTTAAAGAGCGTTGCCTTTCGGCTTGGTTGTAAAACCTTTATTCAAGCCCTCACCGCGAGGGCTTAGTAAAGATTCTTATTGTTTTGTTAGTTGTTCCGCTTTCACCGGGAACCAGTAACTATCACTGTTCAAGTAAACAAATCTTCCGCCTGAAATATCTTCTTTCTTTTCAAACCCGATAACCTCGAATGGCCCAAATTTGATTCCAAAGTCGTTTTTTATAAATAACTCGGTCGCCAACTTTTAAATCGCACTCAATCGGTGCGACTGAGTTAAGCTGTTTTTTAATGTTCGTGATTTGGCTCGCACACATATCTCGTTCGCCTTGTACTATGATTAAATGCTCTACCGCTTCACCGTATGTACTACCAGTGAATGGAGTTTTAACGCAAGGCGTTAGAAATGCTTGGG